TGAACACAAGCCTTCTACGGTAATCGAGTTGAAGGCAAAATTAAAAAAGGACCCATTCTATATAGAGGATGCGTCATTTAGGGAGATTGAGGATGAAAATACTAGTAATGTTGATGATGCTTCTACCAACGATAACGATGGGGAAGATAACTCTAACTAAAGACAACCACGTACTGTTTAAGGGGGTAGTAAATGCTAAAAGTGTTGCTGAAGCTTCAAGAGAAATGCTCAGAATTAGTTTTAAAACTAAGCCAGGGGACACGATATATCTTGTTCTTGATAGTCCTGGTGGTTCTGTCTTCCATGGGCTCGATTTTGTTCAGTTACTTGCTACGATACCTAGGAATGTGGAGTGCGTAGCTATTAGGGCTCACTCAATGGCTCATCATTTCCTACAAGCCTGTCCAGGTAAGAGACATGGTGTTAGTAATATGTTATCAATGGCACATAGAGCCTCAGGTAGCTTTAGAGGAACCTTTAACAAAGGCGATGTAGAAGATCAACTAGAGTTTTGGACTAACATTGTTCAATCTATGGAAAAAGTAAATGCTAAACGTATGAGTCTAAGCTTAGAAGATTATCAAGCAAAAGCAAAAGATGAATATTGGTGTCATGGAGCAGGATGTGTAAAGAAAAACTTTGTAGACGAAATCACTCAAGTAGCTTGTAGTGAAAATCTTGTAAATGCTTCAAAAACTGAAGTTATTCATACTTTCTTTGGATCTTATAAAATAAATTATAGTAAATGTCCTTTAATTAAGTTTGGAAGGGTAACTAAACTAAAATGAGTTTAATTGATTTAAAACCTAGCGATGCTCTTTATTTACAGATCATGGATGATTTGCATAAACACTGGGGTCCTCATGAAGGACAAGTAAAAGTAGGTATGCCGTTAGTAAAGGGTGACGTTAATACAGTTTTTATTCAATGTGGACGGAAATGGGGAAAGACGGACTTTGCCGTTTACATGTTATGGCGTCATGCTCTGTTACACCCAGGATCAACTTGTTATTATATAACACCAGAACTATCTCATGGACGAGAACTAGTCTGGCACAATGGGCGTTTGTCTCAATTTGGAAGAGAGAAAGATGAGAAGGGGCGTTTTGTTCCCGGTGGAGAAGAACCTCTAAAAAAGTACATTAGACACGTGGCTAATACAGATTCACGTATAACATTTAAGAATAATAGTACAATAAAAATTGTTGGTTCAGAAAACTGGGCAGCGGCTAATGGTCTAACACCAGACTTTGTAGTATATGACGAATTTAAAGTATTTCATCCTATGTTCCATACAGAAATGAACCCGAACCGTATTGTACGTAAAGCACCTCTGGTAATTATTGGAACACCGCCTAAGCCAGGAGATAGAAACCAAGAACAATACATGGAGTTTGCTGATGAATGTCTTAGTAGGAAAGATTGTGCACACATTATCGCCTCATCTTATGATAACCCCCACACACCTAAAGAGGAGATCGACAGGGAAATTGAAAAGCTCAGGATTCGTGGTGAAGAAGATGTTATCAAACGAGAGTATTTTGGAGAAATCTCGCTGGGAGGAAGGAACGCTATTTTCCCCATGTTTGATGCCAAAAAGCTGGAACCGTTCCAAGGAGTAATGAATGACATATCAAAAGATATTAAAAAGCTTGATTGGTATTGTATTACTGACCCTGGCTCCACTACTTGTTTTGCCGTTCTTTTTGCTGCTATTAATCCTTACACTAAACAGGTGTATCTTCTTGATGAAATTTACGAAACCTCACAGGAGAATACTTCAGTCAGACAAATATACCCAAGAATAAAAAAGAAAATGGAAGAGTTAAATCCTTATATTGAAGTAGATGATTGGTATAAGGTGTATGATGAAGCAGCAGCCTGGTTTGCTACAGAGCTAATGGGTCAATTTGGAGACTATTTTATGCCAACAGCAAAACATCTACATAAGAAAGAAAATGGTCTATCTCTATGTAAAGATCAGATGCTATATGAAGCAATTACATTTACAGACCGTATGCAAAAGTTAAAGTGGGAAGTACAACAATATGTACGTACAGATAAGGGAGATATTCCTAAGAAAAACGACCACTTAATAGATTGCTGGAGATATCTAAATGCAGCAGCTAATTATGACATGAATGAAGTTATAGAAAAGAAAAAATTAAAAGATCCTAAAAGAGGGTATAGACTCAGAGATGAGCTAACTCAGTGGGAACAAGAAAATGACTGGACATCTAAATTAATACCTTGGGAGGATTAAGTTATGGATATTACTCAAATATCAATTATTTTATCAATTATCTCTTGCATTTTAAGCGCAATTCTGTTACCTTTTACGCTGTATGCTCTGATTTTGGTTAAAAGTTTGGAAAAACAAACTCATACCGTACAATTTATGCCAGTAGATCAATCTTTAAATGATAAGTTTGGAGATGATGATAATGTCTTTGAAGAGATAAATCAAGAGCAGCAAGATGAAAACGAAGAAATATATAGAATGGTTTAGGAGCATAGATGGACTTTTTTGATGAAATTAGTGAAGAAGCGCCCGATAAGGTAAACGTAAAACCATTCCATACCCTAAAGAAAAAAGACGAAAAAGAAGTTCATGATTGGTGTAAAAAGGTAGTATCTACTTTAGAAAAACAATCAGTTACTAGACATTCTCGTATGAGAAGACACTTAGAGGTATATAAAGGTACAAACTCTTCTTTAAATAGAACAGATATTAGAAGATCTGAAAAACAATTTTTAAATAAAGTAAATAAGTTTGTAGTAAATCATTTACATGATATGACAGAGACTCGTATATCTCAATTATGTCGTCTAAAGCCAGGGGTAAACATCCTACCTACAAATGACGAATTTGAAGATAGAAATGCAGCTAAAGCTGTAAAATATCTTATAGATCATTTGTGGTATATTAATAATATAGACTTTTTAAGACAAAAAATGCTGAGAAATGCGTTTATATTTGGAGAATCTTACTGCTTTGTATTATGGGATAAATCTAAAGGAGATTTACATCCTCAATATGTTAAAGCTAGAGACATGGGCATAGAGTTAGAAAATGCTGATGAGGTACGTATTGGAGATATAAAATACGAAGTAGAAGTACCTTGGAGAGTCCATTTACAAAGACAAAAACATATAGAAAATGTAGAATACTGTTTTAGAACTAGCGTAGTAGCTACAGAAACACTTAAAAAAGATTACCAAGACAAAGCTGACAAAATTAAAAATAGCAGTAATATAAAAGCATTTGATTCTGATAGCTTAACAGATCATTTACTAGAGGAAGAAACTGTAGTATATGAAATGTACCATAAAAAAACAAAATACTGTCCTGAAGGTTATTACGTTAAATTTACAGATGACGTAATACTGGAAATGGATTATCTACCTTTCTCTCATGGAGAGTTACCTTTTATTAGGATGACAGATCAAGATGAGCCAGAAAGATTAAATGGTGTATCTACTTATGAAATGGTAGCACCTATCCAAAAAATGCATGACAACTTGTCTACAATGTTAGCCAAAAATATTTATCTTATGGGACACTCTAAATGGGTAATGCCAAGAGGCGCTTGTAAGATTGAAAGTTTAGGAAATGATAACACTATTGTACAATATCAAGGTCCTGTCGCACCTCAAATGTTACAAACTAGACCAAATCCACCAGAAGCATACGGATTCAGAGATTCTTTACGTAACGAACTAGGGCAGATATATGGAATACAAGGCGTATCTAGAGGACAACCTCCTAAAGGTGTTACAGCAGCGGTAGCTCTACAATTTTTAAATGAGCAAGAACAAGAAAGAAACCATACTGCTGTTATTAAGCATAATGATATGGTAGTAAATCTTGCAAAAATGACAATTGCAGTAGCTGGTGATTATTATGATACTGATGATGGACGTATGTTACGTATTGTGGGTAAAAATAATAAATTCAGTATCAGACATTTTGATTCTGCTAATTTAAGTAAGAATTATGATGTTAGAGTAGAGCTGGGATCAGGATTACCTGAATCTAAAGCAGGTAAGATACAAAGAATTGTAGAAGTAATGCAAATGAAACCTGATCTACTATCTAACGAAAGATGGATTGATTTATTAGATCTTGGGCATTCAGATAAAATGAATAGTCTAATTACTGTATCTATTAGAGCTGCTGAGTCTGAAAATGAAGACATACTAGCAGGACGTTTTGTTGGAGATCCTGAGGAATTTGAAGATCATATTACACACTGGAAAGTACATTGTAAAGCTATTCAAGAAAGGTCTTTTAAAGAAGAAGCTCCGCCTGAGTACAGAGAAGAATTATTAGAGCACATTGCTACTCATGAATTTGTAATGGTAGAAAAAGCAAAAGTAAATCCATTATTTCAAGCAAAGTTAGCTGAATTACCTTTATTCCCAATTTTTCCAAATGGATTTACACCTTTATCTAGAGAGCAACAGCAGATAGTTGTACAAGGACAAGCTAATAAAGGACAAGAAATAACAGGACAAATTCCTGGAGAAGATAGACAAGAATTAGAACCAAAACAAGAGGGAGAAAAGTATGAATGAGGAACTAGCAAATTTAGATCAAGAAATAAGTGAGGATATGTCTTCTGAGGCACCTAATACTCAAGACGCAGCTTCACTATCTTTTGAGGACATGGACGAATTAAGTAACGAAGGAGTAGATTCTGTCGCAGAAAGTGAAATGCCGAAGGCGAAACAAGAAGACGAATTTCCTATTGAAGGAGAAAGTGATTCAGAAGAGGTTAAAGCTTCAGAAAAAACGTCTGAAACGATTGAAGAAAAAGAAGAACAAATTGAAGAAATCAAAAAACTCATTGCTAGATATAATGACGAAGAAAC